TTGAATGTTTCAGTATGGGACGTTATCACTGTCACCTATGATGAATTAGGCTATGTTAATAAGAAATTTAGAGTAGCAAGTAAAACACTACCATTCTCCGCAGAACAAATCGGCCTATGCCAATTATCATGTGTTGAGTACTATGATGAAATCTATGAAGGTACTGACACTGGTATATTCCCACAGGATGGATTTAAAACTAATCTACCTGATGCAAGTACGATAATCGCTCCTGCTAATATTCAAGTAGTTAAAAAAGGCACTTCATCGAATGGGAATATTGTTACTATCACATGGGATCATAGTACGGATCATAATCTTGCCGGATACTATGTAAAATATCGTGAAAGTACTTCAAGTAGCTGGATTGAAATTGGTTCAGTAAACAAATACACCTCATCGTTTGAAATATCATTACCAACAAATCGTGCTTATCAATTTTCCGTACAGGCATATAATAATTTAGGTTATGTTTCAGCATTAATCAGTACTGGAAATGTAATTCCTGAATACAGTTTTAACCTTCCATCAATTACAGGATTGAGATTATTAAACTCAACAACCAGTACTTTGATTACAGATGCACAGGATTTTCGTTTTCAATGGGATGATCAAAGTCATTTGGTCTTGAATGGTAAAAAATTCAGTGACTACTTCAGATACTACGAAATCAGATTATACAATGGCAGTACTTATATTAAATCATTTAATATTACATCAACGAGTTTTGATTTAACTCATGATTTGAATGCTGCCGGACGCAAACCCACTATTGGAATTATTGCTCATGGATTTAATACAGGAACCTATTCCGCAGAAATTAAAGTTATCGTAGAGAACAAACAACATGCCATACCATCAAATGTATCTGTGAAAGGTGGCTTTGGTAGCCTATACGTTTCATGGGCTAAGAGTACTGAAAAAGATTACGCAGGCACACAGATTGCTATTGTTGATAGCACAAATAGAAGCACCGTAACGAATACTATTGAAAGTGAATTCACAAGTATTAATCTCGATGATGGCACATATAAAATCCGAGTGGGACATTATGACGTATTTGGTACTGATAATATCATATTCAGTACCGAGCAAACTGTTACTATCAAAAGTGACTATCAATTCTCACAGGAAGATGTAGAAAATATTCAGGACTTGTTAGATCTGAGTGGGGAACTATCAACAGTACTTGATAACGCTAAAGGATATGCAGATGATCAGATGGCTAATGCTATCCAAACAGCAAATACCAATACAACAACTAAGATCGCACAGGTTAAGAGTGAAATAATCACTGATACGGGAAATAAAATATCAGCGAGTGAGACAAAATTAACAACGTCATATACAAATGCAGATAGTGCATTAAATCAGAAAATCACCATATTAGAAACATCAACGAATAATAAAATATCAGATACAAACAGTAAAATCACAACATTGGAAAAAACAGTAAGTGATGGTGATAAAGCTAACAGCACGTTAATTACTAATTTAGACACTAAGTTTACAGGTCAGATCAGTACGGCAAACAGTAATGTTACTAATTTATCTAATGCGATCAGTACTCAGAATGCGGCAAACGCAAATCAGTTTACATTAATAAGTAGTGAGCTGAATGGCAACTTATTCATAAATCCAAATGCTGATTCTTCATTACCTAATGGATTTTCACCAGATTATAGTAACAATGCGGTTATTGTTAGTGATCCATCTCCGCCAGATGCACCAACTACTAATGTGTATAAGGTTTCTGGTCGTGATGCTATCGGTAAAAAAGCTATTCCTGTTACGGGTGGTGATATTTTCAATCTCAGTATGTGGTGTGTTACTGACCTTCCAAATGTTGCACCCGTAGGAATTGGATTATATGTTTACGATAAGAATAGTAACATTGTTGGTTTTTATTATGCGGTCAGAAGAGCAGCAAATAACATATGGATGAAAATTGAAGGTACTGTAACAATACCTATTGGTGGTTCACATGCTCGTGTATGGGTTCAAATAGATCAAGGTCATACAGGCAGTAATCATTGGTATGTTACGGGTGTTCAATGCAGCAATGCTAATATCTATAATAAGGTTAATGCTCAAATTACCCAATTGAACAGTACTATGGTTACGGCAGATCAAGCTAATGCTACTGCTATCAATCAAGTACAAACTAATTTGAATAATAATACCGCTAGTGTAAATCAGAAGATTGATACTGATATTAACCTTCTTAAAAATACAATAAATAGTACTTATAGCCTTTCAGTACAAGCAAACGGTATGGTGGCGGGTATTAAACTATTGGCATCAGATGGAGCAACAAGCAATTCAGCATTATACTTCACAGCAGATAAGTTTATTGTCACTCCATCAACGGGTTCTGGTACTAATGCAAAAAGTCCATTCACAATAGATGGTGGAGTTGTATATCTAAATAATGCAATGATTAAAAATGCTTCCATAGGGGAAGCACTTATTGCCGACGCAAGTATATCAAATATTAAGATTGCCAATGGAAGTATAAATACAATTAAGATACAAGATGGTTCTGTCACAAATATTAAAATCGGTAATGGTAAAATAGATCGGGCTAAGATAACAGATTCACTTCAATCAGATAACTATGTTTCAGGTAGTACTGGAATGTTATTAAACTTCCAAACAGGTACAGTTGAAATTAATGGTTCTGGTACTGGTGGTCGAATGACGCAAACTAATGATCGAATTGATATATATGATACAAATGGAAATCTAAGGGTTAGAATAGGTAGGTTATAATGAGTTATGGAATACAAATAAATCCACTAAATGGAAATTCATATATATTTGATGAAAATACAATGTTTATTAGTGTTGGTAAAATTGGGGTAACTCCCAATTCCATTTCTTATAGTACTAACACAGGTTATAAAATACCCAATGGATATGATTATTCAGTAATTATACCAAATAGTTTCCCAACGGAGATTAATAAATCAGCAATGATGAAATCACGAATTGGTTCTGATGGTAACATTGAATTATATCTAGAACAGGGTGGTGGTAATACTTATTATAGAAGTATATTTTATATAATATTATTAATACCAAAAATATATCCAGTTGATTCAGGAATGTATGGTGTTGGAGTTCTTGGAGAACAAAATAGATATATGACCTTATCAGATGGTTCATATGTTACATCGTGTTTATATAGAGGTGAAACTCAAATATATACAGGTTGGAATCCTAGAAATGTATTCCCATCATTTAATGCATCAGAACATGTTTGTTTCTATTATCTAGAAAATACTAACTATGCCATATTATATGTTGATAGTGGCGATTGTACTATCCGTATGTTTATTAGAGGTACAGATAGTTATAATAATGGTCACCGTGTTAATGCTAAAGTGGTTATTCTGGGAAAGACTGCATTACAACCAGATTCATATGGTTTAAATATATGGGCGAAAAATGGTGATTTAGTTTTTACAAGTGGTGAGATACAGGCAGGCACTGGAGAAATAAAGACAATTTCCACATACAATGCTACGTCATTTAACAATATAAAACGTCCAATGTTTATCCCAGAAACATTAGGTGTTCAGAGTGGTTTAACATATCAGATATGTAATGACGGAAGTACTATAATTGGAGTTCCATTGTCATGGGGAGGTGGCCCGGCAGTATTCAAAGCTAATGAAAACCCACATATTTTTATTGATGCAGTCAATTACTTTACATTTTAGTAAATACATATAGTAGATAATAACAATAATAGGAACTAATACAAATGGATGCGACTATCGCAATTATATTGTGTGTCGTTGGTGTACTTGGTTTTTTCTGGACATTATATCGGGATAAGAAGCGTGACGGTGAAACACTCACTGATCGTGTGATTAAACTTGAGTCTGAAACTGCTCTTGTGAAACAAAGTATCAGTACTTTGAAAACTGAACAAGAAGCACTAAAAGATAACCTTGAAAAACTCGAACAACAACTAACACAAATAAATCAGAATATCGTCAGGATCTTAACCATTCTCGATAAGTAACTCAGTGGCCTCATTGTAGGCCACTTTTTTTGTCTCTCCATAAATAGATGTATAGAAATCATTATGGAGAAAATACAAATGGATTTGTATGAGAAATTAAAACAGTATGAAGGTACTAAAGCCTATCAAACAAAGTTGGGATATTACAGAGATAATAAATTCAGAATATATAAAGATCATCTTGGCTATGAAACTATCGGGTATGGTCATTTACTCATTGGGGATGAAAAACAGACATTCAAGAATGGCATAACAGAGGTTGAAGCAGATTTATTACTTCATGCAGATATCCAGCGGGCAAAGCAAGATGTTAAAAAGTTGAACATTAAGGTTCCAGTAGATTCACGTTGGAATGATTTTCTTGTGATGATGGTATTTCAATTAGGTTTAACTAAAACACGAGGATTTAAGAAACTCCTTGCTGCGTTAAATACTGGAAACTATGCCACAGCAATTATTGAAGTGAAAGACAGTCTTTGGTACAGACAAACACCTCAGCGTGTCGATGATATGATCGCCTATGTTGTCAGGGGGTGATTCATGGACTGGAAAATGTATAACCCTCAAGACTGGTCATTGGATGATGTATCGGAATATGCCGCCTTTGTCTATCTAATAGAGTTCCCTGATTCTGGTGAGTACTACATTGGTGTGAAACAAACATATCAGAAACTCAAGCATATCAATCAACGTAAGTCTGATACGAAGGAAAGTAACTGGCCTGTATATAATTCAAGCTCAAAGACAGTAAAACAGTACATTGAAGATGGGGAGAGACATACCAAGAGAATTCTATGGTGTTTCCCTACAGTACAGGAAGCGGCGTTGGTTGAAACTGCTTTAATCAGTATCTTCGGATCAGATAGTCAATGTCTTAATAAGGCTATTATGACTAAAACTCGGTTGATTAAGAACAATGGCAGTACTACGAAGATAATTCAGGAGATACTTTCATGGCTAATATAAATGGCAATTGGAATGTTAATCCCCAAAATGTTGCTAATCAATTAAATCGTAATGGTCAACAATGGGGTAAGCAGTTTAATAGTGAATTAACCCGTAGATCTAAATCTATATCAGAAAAGATACAGAATGATATCAGTACTAAGGCAAAAGGCGGTGCTGTTGGTTTCACGCAGAAGGCGATTAGATTTACGTCTAATAATAGTCGTTCATCAAATACCGTTTATAACAACATTACAGTACAGAGAAATCAGGCGAAGTACTTACGATTCGTATTAGGTAGTAGTGAAAGAACTGGTGAGAAAATTATTCCTACTGCTAATGCAAAACTGACAAAGGAAGGGAACATACAGGGATTACGCCCAAGATTGAAATCGGGACGTTATAAGACCGTTGAGAAAAGTGGACGTAAATACATCATTGATACCAAGACTCCTAAGCGTAAATCACGTACAGAGCGGGTTATTGGTGTCATTGCCTCTCGTAAGAGAAAGCAACTGTTCGACTTTTACAAACAAAGCAGCAAGTACGCAATACAGGAATTCAACAATATGAAAGGGAGTTTTACGTTTAGATGGAACTAAATGAATACATCAATCAGTTCCCATGCTACCCGCATGAAGAACTACAAAATCAGCAATTACACGGGGTAGTACCGTGTTCAACGACATATCCCTACGACAAGATTTATGCGACTCACAAACTCATTAAGAAGAAAGTACTGAAAGATGGTGGCGATCTACTGGCTATCAGTTTTCTTAAAGGGTCAGAACCACGGTTAGAAGTAGGAGAAAAGACACAATGGGAGGAATTGGGAATTGTTCATGACGTTCAAGTACTCATGTCCTTCCCATTACAACATAAAGGATATCGGGCGTGGTGTTACATCGTCCAGAAAATGGAGACAGTAAATGTTATGGATAACGGCGATCATTGATTTGGTCAAAAGTGGCGTGGGGTACTTCACCAAGCGTCAACAATCAAAAGATGAGCTACAGGCACAGAATAGCCATGAACAGAATCAGATCACCCTTGAAGAGACTCGTAAGGGTTTCACATGGCGTCAGGGACTAGGCTGGGTACTTACTTTCATTGTTCTCTGGAACTACGTCATGGTGCCTTTGTTGGCACTAATGGGCGTTGTTCTACCAGTGTTACCTTTGGATGAAGTATGGAAAGTGTTGTTAGTACTGATTGGTAGTTAATTTTTGCTATATGTAGTGTTTGAATTTTTAATAAACCAAATATATAGTGTTTTTGCTGTATCCTAATCAACTTTCAGAGGGCTGCAAAATGGGTAAGAACCAACACGTAGTACCACATAATGGTGAATGGGCTGTTCGTGGTGAAGGTAATGATCGAGTTACTAAAACTTTCGATACACAGCGTGAAGCAATTGATTATGGAAGAGGTATAGCCCGTAATCAGGAAAGTGAACTTGTGATCCATCGCCCTAATGGACAGATACGCGATAAAGATTCACATGGGAATGATCCGTTTCCACCTCGCGGGTGA